AGCATGGAAGAGCGTGAACGACTCGCCCGTGTAGATAATAGCTTCATCCGCATCCGTGCCATCATCAAACTCTGAATGAGAAAATGCCAGAGTATCGATGAGCGCTTCCGGGTTTGCACCCGACATGACGGTACTAACTTCGCGGATGATTCCGCCGAGAACGTCGCTACCTACCTGGCGAAGCTTGCCCGCATGAATAGATAGTGCGTTAATGGCAGAGTTCTTGATGAGATCGCCGATGGTCTTTGCATTGTTGCTATGATTCAGCGTGCAATATGCGTAGACTCCCTCGGGACGATTCTCAAGATATGCGGTTCCGAGAATATGGCCAGGATCGTTTGATCCATGCTGCCAAACGAGCGGGACCGTCTTTCCATCTTGATGCTTGAAGGCATCCTGTCGGATCATTCGCCCATCCGTGCAGCGAACGTCATTCTTTGTGGCGTAACCGCCAAAATCATACTTGTCCGGCTTCATCTAGATTTATCCCACCTTCCGATGTTGCTGTTGGGGCTAGTGATGGTACGAGAACTTCTGATGCGGGTAAAGTTGGAGACTGAGGAGTAGCAGCCATGGGTTGAGGCATGTTACTATTCTGCAACGCATCAGCCTTTGGATCCGTAGAGGGTTTAAAGCCTATCGAACCGCGAATCTCGTTAGAACTCAAGATTTCATTGCGCGCAAACTTGTCGGCGATTTCAGCCAATACTGACATAGGCACCAACTTGAATGGATCGGAGAAAGTCATCAACTTCTGCCCTTGCGATCTGGCAGTTTTGCTAATGAAGGTTCTATCCATCGAATCCACGATTGCATCAATGATTGGCTCGATCGTCCTCTTGTAGTAATTGATCATTGTGGCCTCGTTAGCAGTACCATCCATGATACTCGTTGTCAAACCTAACTGGCTATACAGCATACTCGTTAGGTATTCAATTTGTGTCATGAGATTGTTCTCAACAGGCCGATTAAGCTGGATTATCTTTTCTGTAGCATCGATATACCCAATCCCTAGCTCAGAACCATGCAGTTGTTCCTCAAGAGACTTCCTTCTCGTCTCTGCCTGCTCTTTACGAGCTTCGCCTTTAATGAGGTATGGCAACTGGAATATGAGATCTAGCTTACCAGAGGTTTGCTTCTCATCAACTACATCCAAGAGATTGAGCTTGCGTATCAAGCGCTTAAGCGTGGAATTCTGATCATTCATCACGTTATAGAACGGGTTCTCTACAATAGCAACTGACCACTTGGCCATTACTAGCTCTTTGCGTTGACCATCGCGCTCGTCGTATACCTCAATTCGAACAGCTTGGGGATACCATTGCGTAATTCGACCTACGCGCATAGAACTTACATCATATGCGTCACTAAGCTCCGGGTCCTGTGTGGTATCTACCGGAACAATAGCTATATGGCCTTCATCGAACATTGATAGAGCTGCATCAATGAGAAAGGCCGTACTCGTTTGGTCGATGTTTGCGCCTACAGTCAAACAAGAGTTCAAACCCGTCTTCTTCGTCTCGACATACCGTCCATTGTCATCCACTTTAACATGCTGAACAGTCACGGTTGCTACATCAAGGGCTAGTCGAGTGTAGATGGCACTACTAATCGTCTTCTCTCCACCAACAAACCTTCGTCCACGATCAGGACGTTGACTCCCCCAACCACCACCAGCTGTTAGTGGTGACATCGAAGTAGGATCGTCTTTCTTGAAGAATGCATTCCACGCTAATTTCGATACGCTCGTAAAAGGATTCCTCAAAACTTCACCTCCCTCGATTTCTACGGGTGATTAATGCAGAGTTTGTTATCGCCTAAAGCTTCTTACAATGAAGATTACTAAGGCGATGATGAGTAGTACTGCGACGATCGTCCAGAGTAACGAGTTACCTACTACCATTTTGAGCCCCTCACTCGAAAGCACCCTTGTTGGATTTATACACAACGTATGCGTCCATTAATGCAGCGACGCTATCGATCTTTTTATCATTGCGCTTCTTAAGAAGCTTTCTCATGCCATTCGTGTCTTGCATGGTGACGCAGTTACCCATTGTAAAGGTCATCATCGCTTGGTTGAATAGTAAGAGTCTCGCTTCGGACAAGTTCTTCAATTCGCCAAGTGGAACGCTTTCAGTCTTTGCACCTTGGGGAACTTTCTCCACAGCATACGGCCCGTGTTCCGCGATCCAGCGCTCAACGAACACTTTCGCGTTGTAGGGGTCATACCCTAATGCCCGAACGTCGAGATCTTCATCCGTGATGAAGGTGTCTAGGTCATCATAGACCTCGTCCATGTCTAATACGATACCCTCCAGCACGAATAGACTGCCTTCACGCATGAATTCTTCATACTTACTGCGCATAGCTAATGGTAGATTCACTAATGTGGTCTTAGTGATGTACGCTCGAGTCATGACACCAAAACTGCCATCGTTTCGAGGGAACAAGAAGGTGAATGCACAGAAGTCGTCGCCCTGTGAAAGGTCTGCGCCTAGAGCACATGGCAGATTCCAGAAGGTCCCGGTTCTCGTGGTTGGTAACGTCTCTTCGTAGGTGAAGAAGTACGTATACCCTTCCATCGGGATTCCGAAACGCTTCGCGAGGATGTCATTCCTAGCTGCAGGGGCAGCTTCCATTCTTTCAACGTCTAACTGGTACGTCTCGTAAGAAACTGTCTTTCCGATGTTCGGCTGGGCCTTAACCCACATCTCTGGATCGTTAACTTCGGAAATATCATCGAGTTTGTAGTAGAAGATTGACACATGCTCGTTAACGTACTCGCCTTTGAGTATGTCAAGGAGTTCCATTTTGATTGTGTCACCACTACTGTTTCTTACTGTACCCTCAGAGCTGATTGCAACGATCATGTACTCTGGCATCTTAGAAGCGCCCTGCTCAATAGCACCAACTACGTCTTCACGAATGTCACCAGACAGCCACTCGTCAACTGTGCTGAACTTTGGGCGAAGACCCTGTAGTTTATCGATACTCATTGGGCGAATCTCGATGATGGAGTTAGTTAAGAAGTTTTGGATGCCCTTCTTTGTTGATGCCAGCTTCACACGATTAGCTCTAGACCCTGTCGTGTTGTAAAGTGAGCCTTCAGTTAGGAACTCAAAGAGCGGGCCTCTTGCGCGCGCAATCGCAGTTCGAATCGGAGACAGAACTTCATCCGCTTGCTTCATTGTGGGAGCTGTTGCAATCTGATGCGTCGTAGATGTATCAACGTTCAAGAAGTAACTGTGAAGAAGCGACGCATACATTGACTTTGCAGCACCTCGAGCGACAATCAAGTATTGCTTAGTAATCAAGCGCTTCTTGATGACCTTACGCTCGTAATGACCTCCGCGATCTCCAGGAGAAGGCACATACACGCTACGTTCCACATAGTAGAACCAGCCTAGAAGCTGCTCTGCCCACAATCGGAATGTCGGCAGTAGATGAAGATCACCTCCGTCTGTGAGTGTACACTCTTCTTCACAGTAACTGATGAAACCTTCAACTGCGTCTTCGTCATAGTAGATTCGTGGATCAGCAATGAACCCGTCAATGCGATTCATCTCTAATTCTATCTCTCTACAGACTGGGAGTACTCCCGATAAAACCTCATCTCGGAATATACCATAGTACCTAGGTACTGCAGTATTTGAAAGTCCCATCATTCATCCTTACGGAAGATTTCGCCACTTGTATTTCAGAATCTCGTTGTTGACCATGCCCGTCGCGGTACCAATAGCTACCCCAAATAACGGATTCATTGAGGCACTCGCTGCTATTCCACCAATACCAACACCCATGCCTGTGCTAGCTACTACTCGGACAAAGGTGCGTCGCTTTTGTGCCGGAGAAGTGCTTCTCCATAGTGTACTTTTCGCCTTGTCCATTGCTCGAGTAAACTTCATCGCATTTCGTTTTGGTTTTTCGCCAGTCATGAACTCTCGGAATTTCGGATCCGAATCCCACCTTTTGCGACGCTCATCCATAGCACGCTTTATACCTGCGCCATACTCTTCTTCAGAGATCTTTCCAGACTTGAAATCTTTGTATTCTTGTGGGGTGCCATGAACCCTACGAACAACTATGGGTTCAGGCTTGCGCTGCCCCCACTTCATACCCATTACGCCCCAATGTTGGAGCTCCGTCGCTTTCATTAGCGTCCCCTTGGCTTCTCTGTTTTAAGATCATAAATCAGAGAGCCTGTAGCAGCAACGTTACCTACGGCGACGCTGGCATTGGTTACTCGAAGCCATGTCGGGTTCTTAGAATATGTTGCAAATGCCGTATTTGCTGCGGCGGAAAGAATATTGCCGCCTAGCAAGAGCATCTTCCCCCGCCGTCGTTCCATCTGTTCGGGGGTCATAGAAGCCATAGGTGTTGATTGTGCTTTACCTAAAGCTCGGTTAATCTTCGCTTGCTTTTGCGCTTGCGTCATGACTTTGACTCGCTTATTTACGTCAGTCAATTCAGCGGTTGTCTGATAGGCAATGGTTCTACGCATTTTAGTTCCGAATGACTTACCTTTAAGAGAATCTCGACCGGCTCTAGTGGCCAATATGGGGTGTGTAATTTCGTTTTTCGTCTTCTCGATCAGTTGAGAAACACGTTCTTTACGAATACCCCACTTCATACCCTTTATGCCCCAGTGCGTTAACTCATTAGTAGGCATTTAAATCGCCATCTTTGCAGCCAACTTGAAGATATCATCTTCTGCTTTACGAGCTACAAACCCGGTGACCTTACCTGCAACGCCTTGACCTGCGGCCCTAGCTGTTGGGGAAAGAAGTTCTTTCAACGCGAATCCAGCAAGACCCATAGCTAACGTTCCTACCGCGGTTGAAGTAACGAATTTGGTCTTATACCGCGTCATATCTTTCTGAGTGAACGTCTTCTTCTGAGAATTGGCTATGACCTTTGCCGCTTTGTTACGAAGTTCTGCTGCACGCATTTCGTTTTTGCGTGGCGTCAGAATCAGCTTAGTTGCGGGATGCATTCCCCGAACTACTCTAGCGACGGTCTCGTGCCTTTCGGCCTTCCTGACCAGACTCGCAGCTTTTCTTTGCGGACCAGTACGAATACGTTCAGCAGTCTGCTTATGCTTCTCAGCTAACTTCCGATAAGACTGTACAGCGCGTTCAGTACCGTACTTCTTATCTGCACGAGTAGCATCAGCACGCGCGTAGTTGATCTTCGCTGATTCATCGTGGTTCTTTGCTAGACGTTCACGAATATCATTACGAACGCCCCACTTCATACCCATCACGCCGTAGTGACTCAATTCATTCGCTGACATATGGCCTCCTTCCTACCATCCGCGATTAATCTTGACCAGATTTGGATTCTTCTTAGCGGCGTCAACCATGTCTGCCAAAACCTTATCCTGAGCAGCAAACCGCATGCCCACAGAGTTCTTAGTCATGTCTCTATAGAGAGCGCTATTAACGTTTCCGTCATACGGACGCGTTCCCCATGTCTTAATGTCATTCAGTTGCGCTACTCGATCTTTGAATGTGGTAGCATATGCGGCTTTACCCTTTGAAAACGTATTGAATTTTACTCGAGCTATTTCATTACGCAATCTCGGGTTCTTCGCGACTGCATACGCTGCCAAACCAGATATGGCAACGCCTGCTGCCACTCCGCCAGCGATCTTGAGCCCTGTTTTATGCTCTTTTACAAAGCCTCGAATACCCCCACCTTCAGGCTTACGCTGACCCCACTTCATGCCCATTACGCCCCAATGCTGGAGCTCTTGTGCTTGCATATGCGCTCCTTAGGTCGGGACGTACTTCCGCATGATGTTTGAATACTTACCAAACGTGTCAACATAGGCCGCATTGTACTTAGCCGTAGCGCGTGCATCCATAGCAATAGCGTTAGCTTCTGCTTGCGCTACTTGCCGTTTATATGCCGCAATCGCCGTCGCTTGGTCCTTGATCTTCTTGCTGATAGCCGCTTGTTCAGCTTTGGCTTTCTTCTGCGTCGCTAAGTCGGCTTTCTTGTCTCCACTTTTACCAGAACTTTTCGCTTTGCCCCCACCGCCACCTTTGCCCTTCTTATCTTTTTTTAACTCACCAGTAGCCATGACTTCCTTCAGCAATGCTGCTTGTTTTGCTGAGGGCGTAGACTTCTTGGCTGCGGGGCTAAGTTTAGCGGCGGCTTTGGAATACGTCTGCTGTAAACCTGCTACAGGGACAGTACCTTTAGGCGGGGGTACTGGGCCAACTTGCCCAGGAACAACTTGGCCGGGCATGCCTGGCTTAACTGGAAATAACGGGGGGATGGCATTGATGACGCCCCA